ACGGAGCTGGCGATCAACGTGCACCCAGAGCGCGACCTGTATGCGCTTGTTGCTTTGTTTCCGCAGCTGACCGACGAGGAGCGCAGCGCGATGACGTACTACATAGCTACCAGCGACGTAGTGTTGTTTCAATACTTGATGCCTAGCGACGCGGAGATATTGACACAAGAACAAGCGGAAGCGGCAGGTTGGTTCGGTGATTCGCTGTAAATTAGAGGCATGGAATTCATTGCAGCTAACTGGGCCGAATTGCTTATTGCGCTTATGGCCTTTGCGAAAGTCATTGTAAACCTGACGCCGAGCATTAAGGATGATCGCGTTTTCGCTTACATCGACTTGCTGTTTAATGCGATTATCGCGAACAACACAAAAGACAAAGAATAATGGCCATCCTGAACGGCACAGTTTTCCTGCTTAAGATTGGCGGGACCGCTCTCCCAGATCAGACCGAAGGGAGCATCAGCATTAACATGGAGACGCGTGACATCACGACCAAGGACAGCAGCGGTTACCGCGAGTTGCTCGAGGGCGTGCGGTCCGGCAGCATCTCTGTCAGCGGACTTGTAGACGACGACGATGCCGGCGGTGCTGGTGGCGTTCTGTTTGCTGACCTAGACAGCCGCACGGCGCAAACCATCATTTTCGGCTTCGACGATACCAGCGACGATTACTTTTACAGCTGCTCTGCTTTCTGCACCAGCCTCGAGGTTGGCGGCGGTACTGAAGACAACGTAACCTATAGCGCGACGTTTGAAATTACCGGTGCCATTACTGAGACTGTCGCTTAATGAAGCTGACACTTAGCGGGAAAGAGTTTACGCTGCGCGCTGACTTCCGCGCTTTTGCTGCAGCCAAGCGCGAAGCCGGCATTGAGCTAGGCAACTTGTCTGACGATCCAGTAGAAGCTGGAACGCTGGTTTACTATATGGCTATGAGTGGCCACAAGTTTGCTGGCATTCCGTTTGACTATGAGCTTGACGACTTCCTGGGCTTAATTCAAATGGGCGAAGTGGAAACGATGACGCTTGCGCTTGTTGAGCTGCTTGGCGGCGGCACGGAAAAAAAAAGCGAAGGGTAAAGCCCTGACGCTAGACGAATGTATGCGAGTAGGGCTAGGGCAATTACGCCTCAGCCCTTCTTGCTTTTATGATATGACGCTGCACGAATTTCTGCTTGCGGTAGATGGCTTTATGATGTTGGAAGAAAACCGAGAGCGTCAGCATTGGGAGCGCACGCGTTGGTTGGCAGCTGTCACTTTGCAACCGCATGCAAAGAAAGGCACACGCTTAAAGCCGACAGATATTGCTAAATTTCCATGGGATAAAAAAGCTAAAGGCAAGTCAGACAACAAGCTTTTGGCTTCCACCATTAAAAGACTAGCAAATGCCTAAACTCTCCGATCTAAAAGTAACTATCGGCCTTGCTGGAGTGCGCACGCTAAACAAGCAGCTGCGCGACGTTAAAGGCAAGTTCCGCAGAAACTTCGGGCATATTGCCAAGGCTGCTAAAAATTTGGCGTTGACTATTGGCACTACAATCGGCGGTGCTATGGCCTTAATGATTAAGCAGGGCGCGCAGATGGAAACGCTGCGCACCGGCTTTATCAGCATTACAGGCAGCGCAAACAAAGCAGCCGCTGTTGTTGCTGAGCTGAATGAGTTTGCAGCCGAAACGCCGTTTCAGCTTGACGACATCAGCAGCGCAGCCAGGAAGCTGTTAGCTACTGGATCGCGACGCAGCGACCTAACCAAAGAGCTCAAGTTTTTGGGCGACGTTGCAGCCAGCTCCGGCAACAGCATAAACGACATAGCAGCCATCTTCACGAAGGTTCGCGCCAAAGGCAAAGTCGAGCTGGAGAATTTGAACCAGCTTGCTGAACGCAACATCCCAATCTTCGATGAGCTGCGCAAGGTCACTGGAGATGCTAATATGGAATTTGGGGCCGGAGCTGTAAGCGTCGAAGAGTTTACCGATGCTTTGCGCGGCATGGCCGAGGAGGGCGGCATTGCTGAAGATGCCATGGTCAATTTGAGTCAGACTGTCGAGGGCAGAATGACCACGCTCATGGACAACCTAAAGCAGGAGATGGCCGGCTTTGCAGAGCGCAGCGGCATCACCGATGCTTTTGGCGGCGTGCTGAAAGATGCTACTGAAGCATTGAAAGGCGTAAGCGGAGTAACGCAAACCGATGTTGCTGCAGCCCTGGGCAAAGCTGAGGAAGCTATGGAAGCATTTGGCGGTGTGACTACTGCCAATGTCGGCGACGTCGAAGACATTATGTTAGATGCCGGCGAAAGTATTCGGCGTCTACAGAAAGAATTAGAAGCTGGCACGCAAAAGCGTGTGGGCATGGCCACTTTGTTTGGCGGCATCGGCGGCGGCAAGGAAGCCTTAGCAGCTCAGGTTGAGCAGTTTAAAGCTCTACAAACGGTTCTGGATAGCCTAAGCGACGCGCACAGCGAGCTCAACAACGCAATACTGGAGGGCAATGTGCCGGAACAGACTGCAAACGTAGATAGCAATACAGCATCGACAGAAAGCAACGCTAAAGCAAAAAAAGAATTAGTTGCTGTAGAGCAATCATATATAGAAAAGCTCGGCAACGTCAAGCAGTTGGTAAGCGATACCGCTGTCAACACGTTAGCTGCTGCGCATGCAACGCACCAGCTAAAGACAAGCATGATCAGCTTGAACATGAGTGTTGAACCTGTGCGCAATGAGTTGCAGGAGCTTGGTGCTTTTGCAATGAATGAATTGCCTGGCTTTTTTGAGGGCGCATTCAGCGCATTGAAAGAAGGCACACAAAGCTTTGGCCAATTTATGCTTCAGACTCTACAGCGGCTTCTGTTAAAAGCTGCTGCGCTGGCTGCAACTTTTGCCGCGCTTTCCGCCTTGCTTGGTGGTCCTACTGGCGTAGCTGCTATGACTGGAGGTAAAGCCGGCTTTGGGCATTTTTTGGCCGGCGGCTTTGGCATCCAAGGTTTCGCCGCTGGCGGCCTTGTCACCGGCCCAACGATGGCGTTGGTCGGCGAGGGTGCCGGCACCAGCTTGAGCAATCCGGAGGTGATTGCACCGCTGGACAAGCTGCAGCAAATGTTAGGCGGAGGCATGACGCAGATTTACGGACGCCTTGACGGTAGAGACATTCTACTGAGTAGCGAGCGCGCAGGCTTTGATCGTAACCGCGTAAGGGGTTTCTGATGGCAGGCGAGCGGCTATACGGTGAGTTCACCGACGACGATGGTATTGATTGGAAAGTCAGCATCTATGACACGGACGCTGCATGGAACACGGCCAACAAAGAAGAGTTTACGCTTGGGGCTGATGGTTTTACCATTAGCTACAGCGGTAACAATGAGCAGCAGTTTCAGCCCATTATTGGTAGCACTGTAGCATTTACTTTGTTTGAAAACAACAGCGACCATACGCAGACGCTTGATCTGCTGTACAGCTTTCCGGAAGGCCGCTTGTTGCTTGAGGTGTACCAGGATACGGATATCTACTGGCGCGGCGTCATCTTAGCCGAGCAAGTCGAGCGCAACGACGAGCCGTTTCCTACTGCTGTGCGCATCACAGCAAGCGACGACCTGGGCAACCTTAAAGACGTTGACTTCAGCTTGACGCTTGGCGATGTCGGCGGCGCAGGTTTGCAATGCCACAAGCAAATTATTCGTTGTTTTGGCGGCTTGCGTCAGTATCAGCTTTGGCCAGACGCCGAGCCGATACTGCGCTACCTAAATGACACCGAGTTGCACGCCAGCGACGACGACACCGATCCGCTGGCCACCATTATAGCACAAACGCCGGTTAAAGTGTTGAACGATGGCACGGAGGAGGCTTACAGTTGCTTTGACATTTTAAGCAGCCTAGCCACTTGCTTCAACGCTCGCGTATTTCAATCTGAAGGCGTGTTCTGGTTGTGGCCCATCAACGTACACCAGCGCGTTAGCGATAGCGTTGTCATCAGCACTGCCGGCATCAAGCAATATGACAAAGATGGCGATAGCGTAACGTGGGGCATTGCAGACATCACAGCTATGAACGCCTCGTACCGGCAAATTAGCGGCACTAGCTGGAACAAGTTGGCTGGTCATGTCTTTACGCACTTGCCACCGGTTAAAAGCGTACAGCGCACAAGGCGTTTTAACGGCAACATGTACGTTGTGCGCGGAAACGACGATACTGTAGTCACCAGCGGCGTTAACATCACTTTGGCCGACACGGACCGCACATATGAAGTAGGCACTAAGTTTCGCGTGTCTGGCTTTGTTGAGTTTCAAGTATCGCCGGACAGCA